GATCAACGCTATAAAAAAGATATAGAAGATTCAACTGCTGGTTTATCTTTTATAAATGATTTAAGACCTGTTACTTTCAAGTTTAAACAAAAGAATGAACTTGATACAGATTTATTTGGTTATGATGCAAATTCAACTGACACTGATGGTTATACAGACGAAGTTGCTCATGGATTTCTTGCACAAGAAATTAAAACTGCAATAGATAATCATTCAGAGGTAAAAGCTGGGCAAGAAATTTGGAAAGAAAGCCCTGAAGCAAAGGGCAAAAGACAAAATGTATCTCACATTGGAATGATACCAATGTTAGTTAAAGCCGTACAAGAGTTGTCGGCTCAAGTAACAACTCTACAACAAGAAATAAACACTCTTAAAGGAGAATAATATGGCAGTAACTAAAGAATGGGTATCAGCAATTCCTAAATCAAATGCTGATGGTAATGTAACAGAATGGTCTGTTGAGTATAAGTATACTGATGGTGACTTTTCTCATACATTCAGTAAATCTGAAAAGATAGACACACCATCAAAAGCAGCAGGTAGCTATACTAAAGCTGAACTGTTGACACTTATGGATGAAGCACACTGGGATGATATGTTTGCAAAAAAACATAACGTACACAAGAATCCACCAGTAGCTGATACTATTGACAATAGTTTTGATGTAAGTACACTTAGTTAAAAACTAAGGAGATAAAATGTTTAATCTAAATAATAAAGAATATGATGAATCTAAATTATCTGATAAAGGTAAAGCAGCTTATATAAAACTCATAAGAATTGCTGAACAAAAATCTGATTTAGATATTGTTGCTAACCATTGGACAGCACAGCTCCAAGCTGAACTTCCAAAAGAAGAAGTTACAGATGGATCAGAGTCAAAAGAATAGCGTAGATATTGCACGTCTAGAAGGCAAAGTTGACGTAATAGCAGAACGATTAACCCAAATGAAGGATAATCACTTGTTTCATATTGAAAAAGATATGCGTCAACTACGTGCTTTAGTGTGGTTTATAGGTACTACTGTCTTTGCTCAGATGCTTTATATAATAGTAAGATCTCTTGTTTGACTTATATTAACAAATAAGATTATGTCTACATATGAACAAACGAATACTTGTAATAAGTGATACGCATTGTCCTTATCATCATCCCGATTTAATTCCTTTTCTAAAAGCTATTAAGAAAAAATATAAACCTGATCGTGTAATACATATAGGTGATGAAGTAGATTCACATGCTATATCATTTCATGACAGTGATCCTGATCTATATAGCGCAGGTGATGAACGTACAGAATCTTTAAAGACTGTACATGCTATGGAAAAATTATTTCCTATAGTAGATTTGCTAGATAGTAATCATGGTAGCTTAGTCTATCGTAGACAGAAAGCTACAGGTCTACCTAGAGCTGCAATGAAAACTTATAATGAATATTTAGAAGTAGGACCAGGTTGGAAATGGCATGATGATCTTCTTATCACTATGTCTAATGGACAACAATGTTATTTCTGTCATGGTAAAGCTGCTAATGTATTAAAGGTAGCACAACAATATGGTTGCCCTACAGTACAAGGACACTACCATTCAAGTTATTCAATACAATACTGGGGTAACCCCAACAGTTTAAACTGGGGTATGCAAGTCGGATGCTTAATAGATGCTAAGTCACTAGCATTCGAATACATGAAAACACAAAAATCTAGACCAATAATTGGATGTGGCGTTATATTAAATGGACTCCCAAAGTTGATACCTATGGTTTTAAATAAAGGTGGAAGATGGAACAAGGAACTGACTTAGAATATTTGACAACTCCTAAACAAGGAGTAAAGATAGTTAAGAACAAACTTTATTTATATATCAATTCAACAAGGGGAATCTATGCAGAAAACAGACTCACAAGCGAAGATGCAATTAATCTCGCAAGACAATTACTTAATGGAGCAAACCAACTTATCTGAGGAGCCGATTATGTATGAGCCTGAAAGCAATAGACGACCTGGAATAACTAGAAAATATATTATGGATAATCATAATTTCTATGTCAACATAGGTTATGATCCTAAAGATATGTTACCTAGAGTAGTACGTATCTGGAGTGATATGAAACAAGGTACTACATTTAGTGATATGTTAATTGATTTATCTGATGATATTACTGAACGATTACAATTAAGAAAAGATTTAGATAGATCTTTAGATCGCATGGCAAAAGCAGCACCTCGTAGAAGTACTGGTGAGCCTACAACAATACAAGGTTTAGTCATTGATGAATTGATTAAGTCTTATTACCTGGAGAAATCATATGAATGATATAAAAGAAGTTATAAAATACACATGGAGCAACATGTCTAAAAAGAAAAAGATAATTGCTGGTGTAGTAATACTAGCTATCATAGCTATTATTGTTGCATAATGGAAGAAGTTAAGGCTAGAATTAAAGCCCATGAGGGCTATCGATTAGAGCCTTATAAAGATACCCTAGGCTTCCTTACTGGAGGCTGGGGGCATAAGATATTAGCTGGTGAAGATCTACCCACATCTGAGGCAGGTTGGCAAGAGCTATTTGATAAGGACTTTAATATAGCTTTAAAGGGGTCAAACAGCCTCATACAAGAACATTTAGAGAACAAAGCATATAATGAGTTACCTGAGACTAAACAGTCTATAATACATGGTGTATTAATAGAGATGTGTTTTCAGCTAGGACAAGCTGGAGTAGGTAAATTTAAGAATATGTTTAAAGCTCTTGGAGAATGTGACTTTGCTGAAGCAGCATTACAAATGCAAGACTCTCGTTGGAATCAACAAACACCAGCACGTTGTCTAGAACTATCTACAATTATAAGGAATATTTAAATGTTACAAATGTTAATCAAGCCGCTTATTGGAGTGGCTAGTGATGCTATTGGTGGTTATGTTGAAACTAAAAAAGCTAAAGCAAAACAAAAGTTAGTAAAGATTGAAGCTGAAACAGAAATTGTTAAGCAACAAATTAAAGGAGAAATAGACTGGGATGTGGAAGCTATTAAAGGAAGCAAGGAATCATGGAAAGACGAATACCTTACTATTTTGTTTAGCATTCCTTTACTCTTGTGCTTTCTTCCTTTTACTGTTGAGTATGTTGAAAGAGGTTTTGCTGCTCTTGCTATGACACCAGACTGGTACAAGTATACACTAGGTGTAATTGTATCTGCATCATTTGGTATTAAAGGTGCAACCAAGTTCTTTGGTAAAAAATAATGTATTGGGTAATTACAATAATGTTAATGTTCCATGGCACAGATGCTTTAATGGAAAGAGAATATAAACTAAAACAGTTTGATGATGACTGGAGCTGTCATAAATTTATCTATGAGAATAAAATAGAATTATTAAAACAACATATCATTGACTACCCTAATCAATTAAAAAGTTTTGAACTTTATTGTGAGTCCAGATATGGAGAAGAAGTGTGAAGCTATCTGACTCTACACAGATATCTCTACCTGCAAGAAATCTTATAGCGATACTAGCTGCAGTTGCTATAGGTACAATGAGTTACTTTACTATTGTCGAAAGACTTAACTCTATCGAAACAACTTTACAATTAATGGAAAAAGATATTGAAGCTGCTAATGCTTTTGTAGATGGTGTACCAAAAGGTGATATGGTTAGTCCACAAATTCAAGAACTTTATATGTTAGTTGAATATCTTTCAGGTAATGTTGAAAAGTTAAAAGAACAAATGGAAGCTGAGATACCGCTAATATTAAAGAACGATATGATTATACAATTTCATGAAGATCGTATTATAGATTTAGAGGAAAGAAAAAATGGGAATCATTGAAACTGTAATCATTCTATCTCTGTATGTATATGATGGTGGTAACAAGTCTATCGAGGGGTGGTATCACCAAGATAGTTTAAGTACATGTCTATCTGCAAAGCGTATAGCTGAACGCAATTCAGGTAATCAAGTACAATATACTTGTACACTAGAACAATGCTTTATGACTATAGATGCTGTAGGTACTAAACATTGTGATAAGATTATTGACTAGTAAGTTCTATCTGTAAAATATTTCTTTGCATCTAAACCACCTTGCTGAAGCATAGTCCATTTACGTTGTACGTATTCAGGTTCTAATCCTGCAAGATGACAAGTATGTCTGAAGTCATCACTATTACTACTAAGCCATTCTCTAGCATTAAGTATGTGATGATAATCTATATGTTTCTTTTCGACACCTTTGCGAGTTATATGAGTAGGATTCTTTAATGCTTCTTGTATCGCTGTAGCTACAACTGCTACCCATAAGTTCTGCTCTGGTATCATAGATCATTCTAGTCCTTCTTTAATTTTTTCTAAATATACAATAAAGTCCATTGCTTCTTCTTGAGCATCATCTATCCATTGTATGAAAGGTTTATTAGCAGTACGCATAGTATCGCCATACTTTTCTATACCTTCTGCAGCTCTACGTTTCATCTTATCACATACCTTATCAACTAAAGGATCGGTCATATTGCACCTGCTTTAGTTAATGATTGAAACTGAGAACAATACATATCATTATCTTTTCTACGAAAGTTGTCTTTCTCTTTACTAAAGATAGATTGTTTCATAGCTAATAGATGTTGTTTGTATTCGTCAGTCTGTCTAGCCCAATGTTCTTTCATTGCGCCTGATAAATCAGATGGAGCTTTGAATACTTGTTCAGCCAGTATAGTTCTAAGATACTCTTTAACATATGCAGCTTGTGCTATGTGTTCTGCCTCAGTATCTTCGTTATCGTAATTTTGTTGGAGTGCTTTCTCCATACCCTCACGAGTTATAATTGTCATAGTTTATCCTTTCTAAAATGGTACCTCGTCATCAATATCATCATCTACTGTAGCACCAGGAAATGCATCTTTGATTTCATCCACTACATTAGTTGTTGCTTTGTTGTATGCGTCTTGACCTATTTTAATCCACTTAGCAATCTCTGCTACTGGATCTTTCATTTGTACACCTTTCTCATGATGTAGTGTCATAACTACTTCAGTGATTCGACCAGCCAATCCTACAGCTATCATATCTTGTGGTAGTGCAGATGATTTGTTTGGTGTCGCTTTCGCTCCACCACTAGGTGTTTCGTTTACATCTTTATCAGGTCTTTCTACTTTGAATGCAGTAGCATTACCATTACGTTCTTGTCCATAGTGAACTAGTACTTGATCTCCAACTGATACTTGCGGATCAAACTTACAATAAAACTTTATCTTAGTTCCACTTTGATTTAGTACTACAGGCATGAACCATTGATCTTTACCTGGTTTAGGTGCAGATATATAATCTACTGTACCTACTGACTTGTTTGTTTCCATTTCTATTCTCCTTGCTGTTTGTGTTAATCCTATTCTTGTTACACCTTTAGTTGTTCCAAAGCGTTTTCGCATTGTTACGATCCTCCTCACCCCACTTGAATCCATCTGTGTTGAGAGGTATCATCTTCATAGCTGTTTCAGTATTAGGTACATTAGCCATAAAGGTTTCTAAAGATTCAAATGAATTTATCATAGTTTCGTAATTATCCCTAATCATTTCTTCTGATAATTCAAAGACTCTAAACTTCTTATGTGAAGCGTAGACTAGTGTTGCTGGTTTATTTAACAGTACAGAGTATAGTGATTGTTGTCTAACATGATCATCTCTTGGAGCTGTCGGTACTGCAAGTGTAGCCTTAGTATCTACAATCATATTCTCATATTCAAAGTCTGTTACTGTAGTAATAGGAAACTCTAGCTGTGGTAACTTATGTCGTTTGTAACTTTGAAATAGATGTGGCTTACCTGCATCTGGAAACTGTTCCTTAATACCTTGAGCTAGGTTAAGTGATATAGCACCAACCTTGTCTGTTTCATCAAACCATTCGCCATCAAACTGTCTTACCATATGTTGCGTAGAATGTTCAACTACATCAGCATCTGGTTTATTAAAGAACAGACTGATTGCACAACCAAATTCTGCTGAGTTACCCATACCCATACGTGGTGTAGTTTCTGATCTATTACCAAGTAAGTGTCGATAGATCCACTGTGATGGATTATTGTACCAGTCATTACCTTTACTTGCACTATGTCTATAATCATTTATTTTCATTGCATTCCTTTCTCGAATAACTTATTTTTTATTTATGTCTGATGATACTATCATATCTTATAACAGAGAAATCGTAATTCACCAACCAAATAAAAACAAACCTGCTAGTATTCGTAACATAAGAGAGTCATCTATTGAGACTATGTATCATCGTAAACAGATTGATGCTTTACAATATACTGCTGGTTCTATCTTCAGACGTAAGTGGGAAACCTCACAACTAATATCTAAACCTGAGATAGGTGTAAAGGTAGACAACTCACTTAACACTTCTATCGGTGATCACAAACTAGATGCTATGGATGAACTTAATCGTTTACATGGTATCATTGGACAAAAAGCATATGATCTATTAGAATATGTATGTGGTTTTGGACACACTATACGACAGATGAATGAAGCATATAGGTTTCCAAAGTCTTATGGTGGTCGTAGATTTAGAGAAGCCTTAGATGAAACTGCTATCTTCTATGGTCTAAAAGATAAAGGAAATACTATACGTGGCAATAAGAAACGCTAAGCATCTTAAGAATGTACGAGACAATCCTTGCTGTGTATGTAAGACCGACCTAGATATTTGCGCTCATCATCTAACTCATATACAACCTATGGGTATGGGGATGAAGTCATCAGATGAATGGTGTGTACCCTTGTGTCCAACCTGTCATCATATACTCCATCACTATGGAGAAAGAAGATTCTGGAATGAACGAAGTCTTGAACCTGGTATCTACGCACAGATACTATACAAGAAATCTCTTGACTTATGATTTCCCATAACTTACAACATTAATTAGAATAACCAGAGGTGTATCTAAATGTCTGATATTAAAGCACTTTCCAAATCAGATCTATACTTACAAAACTTAGATATTGATAAGCTAGTAGATTCTGTCAAGTCTAACTTAGACTGTCCTATTAAAATGGCTCAAGCTATAGCCAAACTTATATCTGCTAAGATCTATCTAGAGATCGTATGCGAGGAAGAAGATATGATGGACTATCTAGATCAATTAGAAAGTCAGCTACAAATACACAACTATTCTGATGAGACAATACACTAATGAATCCTCCAATGGTCAATGTAGTATGGCTGGATACTAACGAATGCAGCATGTCTACCTGGCAAACCAAAGAAGAACTACTTAATAGTCAGGTCTGTACTATCGACTCTATCGGTTATCTTATGGCAGACAGAGAAGATTGTGTTATCATTGCTGGTGATAAAGATACTCTTAATGAAGATGATATGTATGGTAGGACTCAGATCATACCCAAAGGTGTCATCAAAGATATTCAATACCTTATAATTAAATAGCGAGAGCCTAACGCCACCAGGTAGCGAACCTGATACGACTTCGGCTCTCTATCCCATGAGGAATATTTTAGCGAAAAAGTGTGCATCAAGATAACATTAGTTGGCAAACAACCCAGAACTCTCAGCATCTCTTAAAACTCGTTGAAGATTAGTCAAATCACACACCACTTTATATTTAAATATCAAGGGAGAAATGCACCGAGGTGTATTTTCATTCTCCCTCTATCCTATGCAACGTCACAGTTTACGAAATATCTACTTACTTTCTATCTGCAATGGATTGTAATCAAGGCTGATACCAGCATCTTTACTTAATACATTACCAACTACTTGCATGATATTAGAATCAGAACCTGCTGACCAGATAATATCCTTAGCTCGTTGATGTGCTTGATCCAATTGCAACATAGCTTTACCTTCAGGTGATTTAACAAACTCACGATCAAGTGTTTTCTTAGCTAGTTTAGTTAGATTAGATACTATTTCATCATAATTTCTATTGTAACTAGAATACATATCTTCAACTTCAAGCATTCTTTTTATTGTATTTCCCATGTGATTAAGTAGTTTATTATATTTAGTTTCTAATGTCTGTAGTTCTGCTAGTTCTTTCTTAAGACCTACTTGTTCTACATACTTAGGGTATAGTTTCTTAACCATCTTTTCTTTAGCACTAGATTCTTTTAGTTCTAATGATCTTTTGTGATTGTATATCTCATCATTAACTCTTGATAAGAAATACTCTCGTTGTCGTTCACTCATTCTAGCCATTGTCTTTCCTTTCGTTTGTTTCTTGATCTGCATAACTATGTGTTATACCCATCACTTCTTCATATAATCCTTTGATCAAATCAATGAATATATATTTTTGTTTAACTCCAGTTTTCTTACTGACAGTCTCATACATGTGTACTACTTCTGCATGTTCCTTATCATTAAGGTTGAAGCTCTTGTAGTGCCAACCGTTTAGTCTTGGATCTTTAGGGTGTGTCATCTTCATTCTCCTCATCTGGTGTTTCAAAACAATAATAAACATATTCTTTTTCAAGTCTATCTCTTATCCATATAACTGGACATTGGTCTAACCAGTCGTGAAACTCATCACTCATTGGACTTGCTTTCATAATTTAGAACCTTTCTAATGTAGCAGTAGAGAGCATACCCAGTAGGGTTGCTGCTGATAACTGGTTTTAGATATCCAAACCACTGTATACTCTCTACCTATTGAGTACGCATAACCTAGTTAGATCTGAAACATCACAGTGACAGCTCACTACTCGTTGTGTATTACGTAATTCAAACGAGGCTACACTAGTTTGGTATAGTACAGCATCTAAGTCGGTTGTCTTTGTACTCAAATATTTTACAGGTGGCAGGGGGAGTTTATAAAACCTACCACCCATTTCCTTCAGGGGAAACTTATTTTATATAAGATGGTTTAGCTACTACACTAAACGCAATCTTAGGATCTGTTACTAATACTTCAGCAGCTTCATAACTGATTAGCTTATTAATTTCTATAGCTAAACTGTTAGTCACTTGTATTGGCACATATCCTTCGATACCATCTGGAACATACTTACCATCTTGGTTTAACCATTTAACTTTAGGATAAGCCTTAATGTATATCTCCTGTTGATCCATTGGATTGATTACTGGATTGTTCATACTCTTCTCCTTTCTTATAAATTCTTTCAATGCTATCTGTTTTAATAACACCTAGTTCTCTTAATACTTTTAATAACTCTAACATTTCATATCTTGATTTTAATATGTTTGAGCTGTGTTCTGATTGTGTATCATTCATACCTGATATTAATTGTGTAATTTTTTCTAATACTTCTTTCATTAGTACCACCATTCTTTGTTAGACCATATTAGATTGTTAATCCAATACAGAAGTTGTTGCCAGGTATTACGACCATAACCCCATGCAGGTATCCAAGCTATAAACATTAGCATTGCACCTATCCATAAACCAAATGTAATATCTGTTGGTGTTGATTCATCTACGATATGTTTCTTAGCTTTGAATAGTTGATCTTCTAATCTTACAATTTCTTGATCACGCCATTGTATTTCTTGTTTCCATAATTGTTTTTCTTCTGCATCCATTAGTGTTTTACTCCTGTATGTTGTTCTTGTATTTCTCTACTAAAGATAGCTTCTAACTCATCTTGATTCCAAAATGCTTTAACCAATGGATTAGCTAATGCACCTGCTACTGCATCATCTATATCCATGTTATCGTCAATCATTCTACGTATATATAGATCAATAATAATTTCTGATTCTTCATATGAATCTGCTTTGTACTTATTCATAACCTTCCATTTCTACCATTTGTTTAGTAACAGCTTCGTCAAATATTTCATATTCTTTTTTGTAATCAACCATGACTTGTTCTACTTTGTTTACAAGTTGTAGCTGTGTGATCTTGTCATTGTAATAATCTTCATACAATTTAACGATCTGATCCATCCAATGATTTGGCATAGTAATCCTTTCTATAATAATATTACTGTGTATCTATTAGCTAATGGTTGACCATGACCCATACTATTTAAGTATTGTCTATGTACATCTTCTAACTGATCTCTTAATTGTTTAGCTGATTCCATATCATATGTAGTAAGCAATGGATTAGCATTACCCTCACTAACTATATGATATCTTTGTTCTATTTTCTTAGGCTTGAGTTGTGTTACTTTGTCGCTCATAATCTTGTAGCTCCAGTTCTATTGATACTTCTGCTAATGATTCTGCTGTAAGACCTAAGTCTATTGCAACATCACCAACGATTGGACTGATCTGCATTCTACCTGTAGCATCACACCATCTCTTTTGCATTGCTGTTGCATAACCATTGATCTGATTATTTTCTTTATACAATCCTTCTTCATCTAAGAAGATAGTAAGTTCTTTTGTATCTTGTAAGTTCATACCACATGTAAATTCTAACCTCTTACAATTTAATAATTCATACAATGGTTTGAATGATGGACCACCTGATCCTTCTTCATTCCATTGGCCTTCGACATCATGATATTCTATATCACCATCTTGTCTTACTATTTTTATGTTATGTTTAACTTTCATTCTGATGCTTTCCTTTCGTATTCGTTTATTAATTTTTTAATTGCTAATGCTACAAACTTTGCCTTAGTACATTTAAGTTCATGACATATTAAATTAACATGTTCATTTAATGTATGAGTAATTGCTACTGAGACATAACTTTCAGTAGATTTCTTTTTTGTGTCTTTAAGATCATCTATACTTAATGGTTTCATTCTATCCTCCGTTCGCTCCAAGTATTCGCTCACTTACATTTAGTACTGAGTAATAACTTAGCTTTGTTTATAAATTGATTTGCTGTTTTGTATTGTTTGTTGTCTATCATCATCTGTGCATCTGATAAGATACCCATGATGTATAAGTTAGACTTACCTGCATACAATGGTTTTACTTTTTTAAACTGTGCGATCACACTATCTTTAGTCTGACCATACATTTCTTTTTGTGTACTCATGTTTTATTCCTTTCATGATTATAGGTGAGGTAGGAAGTTAAAGCCTACTTGTCGGTATGCTACCTACCTCAACCCATATATGTTAATCGTTACTCGCAACTTCTGTCATTGCTGTAACTGGACCTTCCAGATATCTATCTGATCTACCTGTCCACAATGCTACTTGATGTACCTTGCCATTACTATCTCTGTAATAACCTGAGTACGTAGGAGCATTCTCATTATCACTTGTAACTTTATACAAGATGATTCTGTCATTGTTACTAGGTGCATACTCTGACTCTGCAAATGCTAGAGTACTGAATAGCATAGTAAGTATTACTATTAATGATTTCATATCTATCCTTTCGTTATTGTTTTAGTATTGTATGTATCTCAGCTATTGTATTTCTTAATACATCTATCTCGGATTCACACCATCCTACTTGTACATACATATGGTCTACCCATATAATATATACTAACAGAATTATTATTATTAATCTATATATATTATTCATAGATAAAACTTTCTAATCTATCATAATCATAATCCATCATTACTGCGCAGAAGAATCTATTAGCATCTGTTGTTGTACTATCTAGTATACAATCCCATTGTAATATCTCCTGATCCTTGTACATAATAATATATGAGTCATCAAACTCCCATATCTTATAGTCATGATGTTCTAGTATCTTACTTTCTAGTCCCATCATATTACATACAACTCCCTGGTCATCTTGCCATGGTTGTTGATCACAATTATTTGAGTGCCAACCTGGACCATGTTCTGCACCATGATCTGCTTTTACTACAAATGTAGATAACAATAATGTCATCACTACTGTACAAACTATTACATATGTACCTACTATATATTTTATAATCCTTATCATAAATCCTCCATTGGTTGCTTACTATCTTATAAGATTTCGAACTCCCCATTTTTTCTTTACCTAAGACAAATGGGTAGCGGAGATCACTCACATATGATCGTAGCTACTTTCCTATCTCGGCGTAGCGAAGCGGAGCCGAAATTTTTTTTTGTTCTCTTTTTGTTCTTATTATAGGTAATAAAAAACCCCACTAAGCCTAGACCTAGTGAGGTTTATTATTTTATATTAGCCTTTTAAATAGCTCATCATATCCTTGAATGCTGATTCTGTCATAGTCTTTTTGGTATCTTTACTAGATCCAAATGATCTCGACCAATTAGCAGGAGCTATTTTATCAAGCTGTTGATATAGAACTTGTGTTCTAGCATATTGAACTTCTGCTTGGTTTTTCTTACGATTCCAATAAGCACAAGTCATACCATCAAGTTCTAATTTTGTTGATTCAAACTTAGCTAATGTTTCAATGTATTTATCTTGGCATTTCTTAATCCAACCAAGAACATTTGCATTATTAAGTCCAGCTCTTAATCCAGTCATATGTGATAAGAATAATACTTCACCCTCATCATACATCTGGTTGTCTTTATCTTCTGTAGTCATAGGCTCGTCATAAGATTCTCTTACGATCTTACCTATATACTCATACTTATTAACCCAGTCTTGAGCTATTTCTGATAGTTCTTTAACTGTGTCGATTGGTAGTTCTGTTATTGTATTAGTCATTTTATTTACTCCTTTTATTTTATTTATTAGTTATTCGTCAGGGAATCATTTCCCTCACCCCTGAGGGGGAATGCGTTCCCGCTTACGGATAACGGAATAAGTAAATGGTAAATGAATATATACATATTACAATACTAATATACATATTAAGATTATATATTTTATACATGTTCACTAATTGTTCTCATTCACTTTTCCCCATACCATTATTGCAAACCAAACATACTCATTGATCCTTACCCTTACTCTACTAGTATTACATACAAGCATAGATACTCTCATACCTCTATAGGATACACCAGTGGGTGTGGTGGAATATAGCGTGTGTGCTTCGCACAAAGAGAAAGGTGAGAGGAGATAAACTATACCTACTATACGTTTAATTCAAAACGGAAAAGTTAAAGGGGGGGTTTTACAAAGGCACCATGCGTAATAATATATTGGGGAGTGAGAAAATATAAAAGGAGGTAACAAAGATAAGTTACGGTACTTGACACACACACAACAATAGCTATATTCAGAGACGTGGGGGTTTAGTCCTTTCGACCTCCACACTATATTATGACAGAACTCACTATAAGGGCATCAGTAGCCCCAGCATTATTATTTTTAGAAACGCAACTACCGATACAGGTGGTAAAAGATCTCAACACCTATCTAGATGCACGACACAAGAAGGGTGGCGAATCATTTGCCCCACATCTAGTCGGACAGATACAACACGGTGAACAATTAAAAATCGATCCGCATGATACCTTGATAGGGGGGTTTGCTAACATAGTAACCTCTATGTCTACCGCATATGTTAATCAATTCTGCAAAACCATAGGAGCGGAAAAATTGGAACGTGTACCCAGCTTCCACAGTTTATGGTCGGTACACAGCTATGAGAGAGATTATAACCCTATGCACGATCATGGGGTGGATACGCCAATGGGCATATCCTTTACGACCTGGACTAAAATACCAGAACAAATCCAGAACGGACCCGAGTATTGCAGTCAAAACCTAGTGGACTCTAGTGGTATAGCTGATGGTTACCTACAATTTCACTTCGGACAGACCGCTATTAGGGGTATGGAAGAACTAAGACCCCCAGCTTCTAAAACTGTAAAGCCTGAGGTTGGTAAACTAATCGTATTTCCATCATGGTGTCAGCATTGCGTATATCCATTTGAAGGCCCTGGAGAGAGACGTACAGTAGCAGGAAACATGAATATGATACCCAAGCATCTAGTTGAGAACAATTAAAGCAGATATACTCTCCTGGTCAAAAGACTTCTTAGAGCTACCAAACGCAGCTCTTGGCGGTAAACCAGTATGTCCATATGCTAAGAAAGCTAGAACATCTGGACTGTTAGATATAATAGAGGTAGAATTAGGTCAAGACTTATTACCTAAGATTATAACTCAATGCAACAAGTTTAAGAATACAGGTAAAGAAATATGCATTATTGCCTGTCCTGATTTATCAGTAACACCTGATGAGTTAGATAATTATGTACATGCATTTAACCATGTGTATGTACCACAAGATATATACCTAATGGCATTTCACCCAGGAGGTTATGATGAACCAGTTGAGTTTCTTGAGAATAGTGACTGGGAATCAGACAACGAGTTTCTAATGGTTCTAATACAATCATTTGAAAAGCTAGAACAAGCAAGTGCTAGTCTAGAAAAAATAGGATTCTATGAGTCTTGGGATAAAGACTACTATGAATCCACAGTAACCAAACGCAAAACATATAGGAGATTACTATGCGAGGAATGAAAAAAACTGTCGGTATGAAAAAGAAAAAAGACATGATGAAAAAGAAAAAGAAAGTAGTTAAGAAAAAAGGTAAGAAAGTTTCTATGAAAAAAGGCATGATAGGATAATGCTTACTAAAAAACAAAAAACACTTCCTGCTAGTCTTAAGAAAAAAATCATTAAGTCTAAGAAAAAGGGTAAAAAGTAATGAACACACAAAAAAATCTGTTTCCAATGCCACAACCTTCTGATTTTGATAATGTAGAAGATTATAAAAAAGCAATGAAAGAATATCAATCTGTAATAGATGCTGCAAAAAAACAACAGGGTATGAGATTTGATGTAAGTAAAATGCAATCAATTAAAAATAAAAAGTTTATGGCATAATGGGTGATAAAATATATAACTCACAAGATATAAATAATCTTTTAAATAAAGGTAAAACTTTTGGAGATATTTTAGATGATGATAGTATTAAAGTTTATACACCTGATAGAAAAGAAGTACCGCCAGAAAGAAAAAGAGAATTTTTTAAAGCTGTTGGATTATATGATGTTGCTAAAATACAACAAAATAAAAATGGAAAGTTTATGGCATAATGGCTAAGAAAAGCACAGTTAACAAGGCAGGTAACTATACTAAACCTGGTATGCGTAAGCGTATGTTCAATAGAATCAAAGCTGGTACTAAAGGTGGTAAGGCAGGTCAATGGTCTGCACGTAAAGCGCAGATGTTAGCTAAATCTTATAAGGCTGCAGGTGGTGGCTATCGTTAATGCCATTTAAATCTGTTAAACAACGGAAGTATTTATTTGCTAATGAACCTAATGTAGCTAAGAAATTTGTAAAAAAGTATGGCAGCAAAATCAAAAAGAAAAGATCCACGAGTAGGAACAGGAAAAAAACCAAAAGGTAGTGGTCGTAGACTATATACTGATGAGAATCCTAAAGATACTGTACCTATAAAGTATGCAACACCTGCAGATGCTAGAGCTACTGTAGCTAAAGTTAAAAAAATTAACAAACCATACGCTAGAAAGATACAAATTCTTACAGTGATGGAACAGCGCAGTAAGTATGGCAAGAAACCAGAACAAGCTAGGATTGCAAAAAAAGCTAAAGAGGTATTAAAGAAAAAACATGGCACTAAAAAAGTCACAAAAAAGTCTTAAGAGTTGGACCAAACAGAAATGGCGTACCAAATCTGGTAAACCTTCTGCTAAGACAGGTGAAAGATATCTACCTTCTGCTGCAATTAAAGCATTAACCCCTGCTGAATATGCTGCAACTAGCAGAGCTAAACGTAAAGGTACTAAAAAAGGTAAACAACACGTCAAACAACCCAAGAATATTGCTAAAAAAACTAGGAGATATAGGTAATGGCACGTAAACCAGACAAAATGCCAGCACGAAATAAGAAAAACTTTAGACCAACTAAGTCTGGAGCAGGTATGACAGCTAAAGGTGTAGCTGCATACAGACGTGCTAATCCTGGAAGCAAGTTAAAGACTGCTGTTACTGGTAAAGTTAAAGCTGGAAGCAAAGATGCTAAAAGAAGAAAGTCGTTTTGTGCAAGAAGTGCAGGACAAATGAAAAAATTCCCTAAAGCTGCCAAAGATCCTAACTCAAGATTAAGACAGGCAAGAAAAAGATGGAAATGTTAAGGAGATAAAATGACATCACCACTAAGATTATTATTAAAAGATGGAACTAAAAATGCATATATACAAGATGGCGTTATAGTTGCGCCTGGTTCAGACTTTGATGGACTAAAAGCTACAGAAAAAAATTTAATGAAAGCATTAGACAGCTCTGGTGTAAAAGAAACTAACATACAAGACTATGTTGTTACACCTAATGCTGGTCAACAGATACTACCTGATGGAACTCCACTACCTATGACTGATCCTAGGTTTGGTAAGCTACCACCAGGACAACCTGCTACAGGAACTGGCGGTATTGATACAGGACCAGGATATATACCACCAACAGATCAAATACTTCCAGATGGTACACGTATGCGGCCTGATAATCTTATGTATGGTAAACCACCAGGACAACAATCTTCTATTATTAATCAAGGACAACGAAAACAATTAATGGATGTAGCAATGTTAAGTAAGTTAGGATTAATATAATGGCACAACAAGGCGGAAAAAGACCAGGAGCTGGTAGACCTAAAGGAATTAAAGCAGGAACAAAAGCAGAACGCTTAGCTGCATCATTAGGCAAAGGACAGACTACTCCTTTAAAATATATGCTTAATCTCTTGAATAATCCTCAAGTATCTGTAGAAAAAAAGATGTGGGCTGCTAAAGAAGCTGCACCATTTGTACATTCTAAGTTATCATCTGTTAATCAGACTGTATCTGGGAATGATGATAAACCAATTACCGTTCAAATAGGATGGCGTAAGAAAAAGGATTAATGGAAGTAACCATACCGTATGAACCTAGACCTTTACAGGAAAAGATTCATAATGAATTAAAAAGATTTAATGTCATCTGCTGTCATAGGCGGTTTGGCAAGACTGTATTTGCAATCAATCATTTAATTATGACTGCATGTGAAATACAAAATGCAAGATTGGCGTATATTGCACCAACCTATCGCCAGGGTAAGGCAGTCGCTTACGACTATTTAAAAGAATATACAGAACCCTTAATGAAACTTGGTGGTAAACGTCACGAAACCGAACTGAAGGTTGATCTATGGAATGGA